CGCGATCCCCGCGTTCGCGGTGTTCTTCATCTCCTCGGTGGCGACCTTGGCCGAAGCATTGATCTGGGTCGCGACGATCAGTGGATCCTGCGGGGCCTGATACTTCGCGTCCGGCGGCGGCTCGGTGAAGAACTGCTTGCCGGAGGCGAACCCCAGGGCCTCCGCGAACTTCGAGAGCGTGGTGTAGATCTTCTGATAAGAGGTGAGGCCCTGCGGGAGCGCCTCCTTCTGCAGCGTCAAAAGCTGCGCGAGGCCGCCGACCTGCTGCGGTCGGGAGACCACCCCCATGCCCACGGAGAGCGTCATGTCGTGGCGCTTCTTCCACTGGCGGGGGTCTACCGTGATCCACTTGGAATTCAACTCCACCTTCTCCGGCATCGTCTTGTTGGTGAGGGTCAACTCATGCACGATGGAGAACAACTCCTTCACGCCCTCGCCCAGGATGCGCGCGACCAACTCGATCTTCTGGGAAGCCGCCGCTGACAACTGCGCGACCGTGCCCGGCTGCGCCATGATCGAGGTGAGATCTGCCCCTGCGGCAGGCTTTTGAACGCCCCCGCGGTCCTGGCGTATGGAGTCCAGGTATTCGATCACCGCAATGCCGGCCTGGGCGGTCTGCGGATGGGTGAAGGGCATGATATTCTCCCCCGGCGGCCCGTCAACGCGCACCGTTCCCCCCGGTCTCGAGATCAGCATGTCATCGAGGTTGACGAGATTCTTGTTAACCCCGTAGCGCCCATTGTTGCCGAGGAACTGGTTGTCCACCACCCCGCGCATCAGCGCGGTCTTGATCAATTGCAGATCGCCCACTGCATCGTGCATCGAGAGTCCGATGTGCCGGTGCGGCATCGGGGTCGGCACAATGCACGCCACCGGGATCCCCGTCACCTCCTGGTTCGCGAGCACGGTGCTGCCCACCAGCACGACGTAGCGCAATTCCGCGATCCCGTCGCTATCGTAGTCGGTGCGGATCCACACCATGCGCGCCTTCACCTTGCGCATCGAGGGATCGTTCGCGTATTCGGTCTCCGGCTGCGTGTAGGCCTGGGTCACCGTGTCGCGCGCCTGGTCTACCACGCCCGAGTCGATGCCCCCGGTATCCGAGATGTCGTCAGCAACATCAAACCCGTCCTCGCGCAATTTCGAGAGCGTCTTGTATTCCCAGAACTCGAAGAAGTTGCCCTGGCGCACGCTCATGCCCTTGGTGTCGTGCGCGACCAGGCAGCGCTCCGGCGGCAGCACGCACAGTCTCACGCACCCATAATCCGGCCGCCGGCGCAGCATGAAGTCGTGCATCGTGATCGGGGGCGGCGGGCCGAACTGCTGGAAGACCCCCGCCTGCATCAATTGCAACATCATGTGCGCCGGGATCGGCATCTCGGCCTGGTAGCTGTTGTGCTCCACGATCTCGACGCTCTCGTCCATCGCGACGAGCGCCATCTGATCGTCCGTCATGCCCTGGTAGCGCTCGAGGCTCGCCTCCACCCGCTTCTCCCAGAACGCCAGGCAGTAGGCGTTCCTCGTGAGCAGCGCATCCCCGAACCATTCGAGAGCCACCATGAACCAGGGGTTCTTCCTCTGGATCACGTAATCGACATAGTTGGATTCCTGCTCCGCGCCCTCGATGTCCTCCTCGCCCTGAGGCGAGAACGTGCATACCTGCTCGCCGGCGGCGAAGATCCGCATCAGCGGTGGCTTGATCCACTCGATGGTGTCGTAGGTGTCCTTGCTGATGTAGCGGGAGCGCCCGTCGATGTTGATGATGTCGCCCGAGAGCGTCTCCTCGCCCAGGTAGTAGTCGATCGCGCGTGCGCGCTGCGTCGAGACCGGGTCATCCTCGCCCCCGAACGCGGAAGACTCCGCGGCCTCGACCGCGCCGACCAGGTTGGCGTTTGCCTCCTCGATTGCCTGTGCCTGCTCCGCCGCCAGTTCCTCTGGGGTGAGCAGCGCGAGACGCTCCTCTTCCGCCATCTGTTGTTCTGGGTCCATGCCCGCGGTCATGTCATTCATACGGCTCTCCGTAACCACCAACGCAACCTGCGCCGGCCATCGATGCGATCAATTGCCTTCGGATAATACCGGCCTGCGGCAACGAACAGGCGATAGCCAAACACCCGCACGGTCGCATACACCTCGTCCAGACTCGGGAGGGAGCGGATGCGCCCATAGCCGATCAGCGGCATTCGAGACTCTCGTGAACCTTCCTCGATGTCGATGCGGAACATCACACGATCCCCGTCACCGGCACCGGCAGCGGCTTGTCCTTCTCGTCGTTTCGCATCTGATCGGCGCAGGCGCAAAGATACCGCAGCACATCCCCCGCGTGCGAGTGCTCGTCGTTGAGCGGCCCCTGCGGCTCATTCGTGGTGGACGGGATCGAGCGCCGGTAGCGCTTCAGGTGGTCGATGAACGGGCGCGCCTTTACCTCGTCGAAGTAGATCCGCGGGAAGGTCTGGCGAGCGCGCTTGATGCCGACCTCTACCGGCTCCAGCTTCAGCGCCGGCGCGCAGTCCAGGCCCAACTTCTTCAACGTCTGCTCCGGATTGAGCGAGAGGAGCGGGGACTCGTGACCGGCGTCGTGCGGCAGGAAGCAGCGCCCCAGGTTATAGCGCTTCGCCTTGATCTCCTCGACATAGAAGTCGTATTTCTTGTGTGAGTCCTCGAGGTAGTCGATCACCATCAACTGGTTGAGCAACCGCTGCACGAACGCGATCGCCATGCGGTCGTTCCACCCGAGATCCCACACGGTGTGAACGCGCAGCACCGGGTCGTAGGGCACCGGGCGGATGCGTTTCTTCTCGATCGCATCGCGGATCTCCTCGGAGTAGATCGCACCCGGGAGCGCGGCCCGCGTCTTACCCTCCCAGATGTTGTCGTAGTCCTCTTTGTTCGTCGCCTCGAGGTGCTTCCTTTCGCGCTCGAGCACCTCGGGGAACCAGGGGTTATCCCGCCAGGACACCTCGCACAGGATCGTGTCGGGCGGGGTCTGCTCGATGAACCGGCGATAGGTCTCGTCGCTGTCCAACTCGGGGTTGAAGTTCACCCAGATCTCGGAGCCGTCGCGCCGGATGGTCGGGATCAGGATGTCCCAGGACTTCTTGGAGATCGCCTGCGCCTCCTCCACCCAGGCGATGTCGAACCCCTCGAAGGACTTAATGTTCAGCACGTTCAGCGCTCGGATCCCCTCGAAGGCGAAGAGCGACCCGGTCACCCGGCACTCGATGTGGGTCTTCTGCACGTCGAACGCCGCACGCAGGCCCACCGTGTCAATCTGGTCAACGAGCAACTGGTAGACCGACTCCTCGATTGAGCGCTGGATCTCGCGACAACACAGCACCCTGATCCTCGAGGTGTATGCCCGCGCAACCAAGGCCCTGGCGATCGACCAGGAGCCGCCCTTTCCACGCCCGCCCTTGATGATGCGGTAGCGTGCCTTGCGCGTCGGGTCGAGGGCGGCGCGGATCTTCTCCGGCATCGTGATCTGGAGCGCGCCACCGTCCATGTCACGTCCCTTCCGTCGGCTTCACCACGCCAACGATCTGCAGGAGTGAGGGCAGCTTCTCTCCATCGGGGCCGGAGTGCTCGAGCGCCTGCGTGGGCCTCCCGTCGAGCCTGTCCGCGAGTTCGGTGAACCCGGTCACGCTCGCCCCGCGCTTATCGGTTGCCTTGGTCATCTCCTCCACGGTGTCGAGGAACTTCTCGGCCAGTGCGTCAAGCGCCGCGATCCGGTCGCCGCACCCGCGCTTCTCCAGCGCCCGGTTGAGCGCGTCACGCCAGATCCTTCCCCTGTAGGCGTTCTGGTTACCTGGCGGTGCGCCTACTCCGCTTCCCTTTTCACTCATTGATTCAATACCATGTAACTGATTAAAAAAGCAGCAGATAAGCTACCAGGCAGGCGATCACGATCAGGTAGGCGTCATCAGCCTGCTGCCGGCGTTTGGCGTCTTTCCGCATTGCCTCACGCCAGTATTCAACGCTGGTCGAGTTGAAGTCGATCATCCGAGCAGGCCTCACCCTGGACGCCAGCCATGCTCGAGCGCGTTCAGCAGGCGTGTCTGCCTAATCGCTTTTGCCTTGGTGGTTTTCTTCGCGTGCACCCGGTTCGGTGTCGACACGCGGTGGCCGCCCTTGACCTTCCTGATCTTCGCCGGCATCGACGCGCCCTCCTGGGAGCGTGAGACGACAGTGTAGGGCAGCCTCTTGCGAGGGTCAACTCAGACGATCCACTCCGTCATCAGGTCGTGCTGCGGCACCCAGAACGCCTCGCGGCCCTCCTGCTTCGATCCCCAGTATTTTTGTCTCTTGCCCTGCGCGCCATTGATCCAGCCGCGGATGTGATACTCGAGGCCGGAGCCGGTGACCAGGATGAAGACCTTGTCCTCAGGATCCTCCCGAAAAAGCCACAGATGCCCGGTCGCGTAGGATGTCGTCCGCACCTGGAAGTCGCGCCCGACATCAGCACCTCGGAACTCTCCCTTGCCCTTCCAGTAGACATCGAGGTGTTTCGAGACCGCGAGTTCACCAATAACGCCCTCGATGTTCGCCTGCCAATCGCCCTTGGTCCCGCGCTCGATGCCATGTGCCGCCTCGCGCTTGAGTTTCAGGTTCTCGACCTGGCGCATCACGCCCGCGATCCCGGCGAGGAGGAGTTCGTGATATTCGAGCGTGACCTTGCCCTCGAGTCTCATCAGCCGACCTCTCTCGAACGCGGCCATAGGTATTCTCGCTGCAGTGTTCCCAAGCGCACCACCTCGAGCAGGGTTCGCTCCATACCCCCGGGTCCGATAAAGATCCCCTGGCGCGCGTAATGCGGGACATAGAGGATGGCTCCGATCTTGTAGCACTCTGTCGATTCCACTCCCATGCGGCTCGCCTCTTTCGATGCGTGCCGA